AAATCTTCATTATTCATGAATACAAAGTCTTCACACTGTTGAGCAGTCCAATTAGGATGCATATAATGTGTATATTCTATACACCAACCATCGGTGTATGGCTCATAATTAGAGGAGAAGTGATCTCCTCGAGATATTAATAATGTAATAATAGTGATTAACCCAGCAATTATCACAATTAGTAAATAATTCAAAGCTCTTGAGGAGATTAGTTTTTCATTAACTTCAGTGTAAGCTTCGATGATTTGAGTTTCACTCAAATTTACGTCAATTGGATTTTCCATAATGTTTTAATAGATTAATGGTTAATATTGAAGAAATTTATTTAATAATCAATTATTCATTTGATTAATAATGTTAATATTGAAATATATCAACCCGGGGGATATCTCCCAACATCAAAATGTTAGGAGGGGTGATTTATGTCTAACCCCCCCTCGCCTTAATAAATAGGAATTAAAAAATTACAATTTATTCAAAAAATAAAAAAATAAAAAATTTTTTTAAAATAAAGATTTTGTTTATTTATTTGTTTATGTGAAAAATTGTTTGTATGTTTGCAGTGCAGTGATAAAGATATATTTATCAAACTTCCAGAAATAAAAATGGAACAGACGTTGGGTAGTAACTATAAATAATAGTAAGGTGTCCCCGATACTGCAAAAAGGATTACTCTATAAGTTAGTTTGTGTGAGCGTATATATCTGAGAAAAGGCACAGGGAATCACACTATAGGCGATTAAAAGAACGGGGCTAATGAAGTGAGTAATTAATTAGAGAGAAGTTTAACTTTCTTTCAGGATAATCAAAATTCTTGATTTCCAGGGATGATGTTATATCAAAACAAAAAAAAAGTAAATTTCTCTATTGACACTAGAAATTTTAAACTTATGTTCATACATATTCTGAAAAGTAACAGTTATTATTATAATAATGGTAATAATTGAAGAAATTCAGCATAGCCTCTCATATTTTTGGGAGGCTATTGTTATTTTATTACAAAAATATTTGGTTATTTAAAATATTTTACTTATGTTTGCATATAATTTAATATTTATTATATGAACGAAACTTTATTAACAACAGTTCCAGAAATCAGAAATGCTCCAATTGTGGAATTTCTGAATCAAATTGAAGGCTGGAAAACTAAATGTAAAAACTTACATTGGTCTGCAGACCGTAAATCAATACACGATCTCCTTGGGGATTTCGGAGATATTCTTTCAGATTACCAAGATGGATTAGCCGAGGGGTATATGGGAATTAGAGGTAAGCTTGATTCTTCCATTCTTCATGGGACACCTTGTCATGCAATAACTCCTACGGCATTTATTAGTGAAGTTAGGATTGATACAATAACCTTTTATGATAGTATTCCTAAAGAGACTGTATATAAAGGAATAATGTCAGAATGTGAAACTTTTATACAAAATATTAATAAGTATACATATTTATTTAATTTGTGTAATGACTTAGACTATTAAACTATGGGAAAAGAAAAATCAAAATTAGGTGCTCTAATTGGATCCAATGTTAGAGAAATTATTAGAGAAGCTAATAAGTTAGAAATAAAAAAAGATAATATCATTACATTGTTATATGATGGTAGTCAATATATTTTAATTTATGAAAGTATAAATGAGTAGAAATAAACAAGAAATAGATATTCTATATTTAAGAGAATTTATGGGAATATCAAAATTTAAATCAATCAGGAGAGCTATTAGAAGAGGAGATTCAACAGAGACCGGAGGAATTGTTCCACGAAGGCCTTTTAATAATAGAGTCAATACTTCAAAAAGAAATACTGTAGAGAGTAGAAGTTTTAATTGTATTAAAAAACAGATATATGGAGAACTCACAGGAAATTTTAGTAAGTAAAGAAGAATTTAATGATGAACCAGTATATTTTTGTAAACATTGTTTGTCATTAACAATTAAATCTTTAGGAGATTATGAGTTTTGTGATATTTGTGGAAGCACTGATATACTTACAACGCATATAAATAAATGGAATAGCTTATATAAAGATAAATACGGAGTAGAATATTTAAAAACAAAAACATTAAGAAATGGAAGAAATTAAACAACAAGAAAAATTGTCATATGAACAATTGGAAGGAATAGCTCATCAGCTTAGTGATCAAGTAAGAAAAATGAATGTTCAAATAAAAGAAATGAATATTTCAAATGTGATGGCTAGAATAGGAATACTATTTAAAGTATTAGATAATAAAGATTGTTTTTCCACAGAGTTTGTTCAAATGTGTGTGGAGGAAATTGAAGACCTAATTGTTATCCCAGAAGATGAAAATACATCAACAGAATTAAAAAGTCAGGAAGAATAAAATTTGAAATTATGAGTATAAAAACAAATCCACATGGAGTAATAAGTATTTCTTGCTCTTTGGATAACAGTTTTTTTAAATACTGGTTTGAATTTTTAAAACCTTTTCACAATCTTACTGGAAGAGAAATGGATGTGATAGTATCTCTTACAAAACATCGACATCAACTTAGTAAAGTAGTCAAAGATGATGTAATTTTAGATAAAGTTGTAATGAGTGAAGATGTAAGAAAACAGGTAAGAGAAGAATGCAATTTATCTCTTCCTCACTTTCAAGTAATTATGGGTAAACTTAGAGATAATAAAGTTATTGTAAATAATAAAATTAATCCTCGGTTTATTCCAAACATTAAAGAGGAGGATGGCAATTTTAAATTAATGTTATTATTTGATTTTAATAAATGATATTGAGTTACGAAGAAATCATAAAACAAGTATCAGAAGAACTGGATATCCCGAAAGAAGTGGTAGATACAGCTTATAAATCTTATTGGGGCTTCATTAAGAATACTATTGAAGCCCTTCCTTTAAAGGAAGATAATATTACCGAAGAAGAATTCTCAAAACTTAAAACTAATTTTAATATTCCATCCTTAGGAAAATTAAATTGCACTTATAAAAGGTTAGTAGGAATTAAAGAACAATATAATAAAACAAAAAATGGAAGAATTTAAAATACGACTCATAGATGAGTTTAAAGAGTTAGATGAAAGGTGTTCTAAATTAAATATATTTATAGATGAAAACAAAAAATATAAAGAGTTGTCAGAAGAACAACAAATTTTAATGGGTGAACAACTTCAATATATGCGAGGTTATTTAAAATGTTTGTATAAAAGAATAAATTTAACAATATCAGTAAAAGAATTAGATGAATATGATAAAATTAAAAAAGGTTAGACCATTATTTACAGGACTTGTAACAACAATGGATGTATATGAGGATTATGCTAAAACCTCAAGTGGAATTATAGATGGTTCAAAGAAGCAAGGATCTTTAAAAGAATATCAAAAGGTTGTAGCAGTTGGTACAACTGTAAGGGATATTCAAGTAGGTGATATAGTATGGGTTAATCCTAAAAGGTTTGCTGTAATGAAACATAAACCTGGAAGTTTACAGGATGGAATAATCAAGGATAACCAAGTATTGGAATATAATTTTGATGTTCTTGAAATAGATGGGAAAAAACATTTGCTCTTACAAGATAGAGATATTGAATTTATTGTAGATGAGTATGAAGAAATAGAAGAACCTAAGGAATCTCCTATAATTAACCTTCCTCCTCCTTCTATAATATTATCATAAATGTTGATATATACAAAAAGGAATAAAATGTTCACTTTTTAAATATATAATTACTATGAAATTATTCAAATATGAATCGTATGAAGTTATTATAGAGCCAGAAGCATTATTGTTAAAACCATTTAAAGTTTTATGGGCTAGAGATAGAAGTAAATCTAAAGATCGAGCTATTAGGGAATTAGGCTTTGTATACTTTTTTACTGATCCGAGAAGTGATTACCAATATATTATAGATGAGAAATCTAGAATGGAAGCTATTAAAGAAGGTGAAGGATTAGGTGCTAACTGGACTCCAGATAGTAAAGTATTAGATGCAGTAGAATTTTATAAACAATTTAAACCTACTTCAGCATTATTACTTGAAACAACAAGAGAATTAGTTGATAAACTAATGAAACAGATGAAATCTCTTGATTTAAATGAACGAGATGAGAGGGGTAAACCAGTGTTTCCACTAAATACTGTAACATCTACAATAGAGAAAGTTCCTGAATTAGTAATAAAATTAGATGCTGCAGAAAAAACTATTGCCTCAGAAATAAAGCATTCAAGTAATATGCGAGGACAAGGAGAAAAAACTGTAATGGAAGACGATTTAAATATTTAATAATGAAAACGGAAGAGATATCAGAAGCATTAAATTTAGAGTTGCGGGAGAAACAACTTGAATTAGGATTACCAGTAAAAGGCACTTTTGTTGTTCAAAGAAATATAGAAGTGCCTTCTTCTTTCAAAGCTATTAAGCAGTATACTATTACATTATGGTTTGTTAAAGATAGAAAAAAACATTGTATAATCACTAATCAATTTACTGGTAAAATATTAACTGGACAAGAGGATAGATATTTATATCAACTCAATATACTTTTTCTTAGGGCCATATTTACATTATTAAGCAATAGCACAATTATAAAAGTTTTGGAGGACAGATATGGAATATCCTTTACTGAATAATTATCAAACTCCTATTACAGAAGAATTACTTTCTGGATTGCCGGATGAAATTTCTCATGAATTGCTTGAAATAATTAGCACTATTCCTTTTATTAAAACTCTTATTTCTCCAACCAGAGAAAGAGCTAAAGATAGACCTAAAGATTCAAATGGAAGAATAATTATAGATTTAACTAAACCTCATATTCTTGAGAATATGGATTATTTCAGACCATCTGCAATACACTTTAAAAAATATGGAGTATATAATAAAGCTCGTCCAAATAAAAACCCTAATTCTGAATTTGGAAAATGGTTGCGAGAAGAAAGAAATAGATGTTGGGAAGGAATGGTAAGACCTGAAGATGGAGAATGGATTCCAGGACCATTATATTTTTATTTAAACTATTGTCCTATTATTCAAACTAAGATAAGAAAAGGTACCAAACAAGGAGACAGGGTAGTAGATTTTCCTGAAATGTGGGAAGGTATCTACTGGAGATTTCATTATATGGATCAATCAAGGAATGGGGGAATATATAATGAATTCTTAGGTGGTAATCATGGAGCTGAATTAGCAAGTCGTGGTAAGTCAAAATCTTATTCAATGGCTTCAATTTTAGCTCATAATTTCATACTTGGTGAAAATCGTGCCTCTTATAAAGAAACACGATCATTAGTAACAGCTTATCAAAAAGAATATCTTATAAAAGATGGAGTATTAAACAAGTTTGTTTCTATGGCAGACTTTATAGCTCAAACAACTCAATTCCCTAGGAAAAGATTAAAATCAGCTCTACAAGATATGATATGGGTTATGGGGTACAAAGATGCTGAACTCAATATCGAAAAAGGACTTCAAAATCAAGTACTTGGAGTATCATCAAAAGATGACGAATCAAAACTTCGGGGTAAGCGTGCAGTATTTATTGGCATTGAAGAGTTTGGTACATTCCCTCGATTGATTGACTTATATAATGTATTAAAACCTTCAGTGCAAGAAGGAGACATTGTTTTTGGAATAATGTATCTTCAAGGTACTGCAGGTGATAGTGAATCTGATTTTGCTGGAGCACAAGAGATTATGTATAATCCAAAAGGTTATAACATGTATGCATTACCTAATGTTTTTGATAAAGAGAATCAAGGTAAAAAAGAATTTGTATTTTTCTATCCTGGTTATATTAATCGAAAAGGTTATTATGATGAAAATGGAAATTCTGATGTGATAGGAGCATTAATTTCAATCTTGATTGATAGACATAAAGTTAAATATAACTCTACTGACCCAAATACAATTATTAAAACTATCGCTGAGGTTCCAATTACTCCTGCAGAAGCTATTTTAAAATCTGGACATAATATGTTTCCGGTTGTTGATTTAACTGAAAGATTAAATCAAATTGATAATAATCCATCAGAATATGATGATACATATGTTGGAGAATTAAGTATTAATAGTGTAGGAAATATTGAATTTAAACCCTCCTCAAAACAACCAATTAGAACATTTAAGAATCAAGACAATAAGATGGAAGGAGCTATTGAAATGTATCAACTTCCAGAAAAAGATAAAAGTGGTAAAGTATTTTCAAATAGATATATTCTTTCTTGTGACCCATATGATAATGATCAAGCAGAATCTAAGTCATTGGGATCTATATTTGTATTAGATTTGTGGACTGATAGGATTGTAGCTGAATACACTGGAAGACCAATGTTTGCAGATGACTTTTATGAAATTGCGAGAAAGATGACTTTGTTTTATGATGGTAGAATGAATTATGAAAATAATAAAAAGGGTTTATTTGCATATTTCCAAAGAATGAATGGGTTATATTTATTAACAGATTCTCTGGAATTTTTAAGAGATAAAGAGTTATCAAAAGCAAGGTTATTTGGAAATAATACTAAGGGTACCACAGCTACAGCAGGGATTAATTCTTATGCAAGATTATTATTAAGAAACTGGCTACTTCAACCAATTACTATGACAAAGAAAAGTGATACTGAAGAACAAATAGAAATTATAGTACCAAAATTATTCACTTTAAAATCAAGAGCTTTGATAGAAGAGTTAATAGGATATAATGATTTAGGAAACTTTGACCGAGTATCATCAATGTTAATGTTAATGCTTCTCAGGGAAGATAAAATGATTAAATATAATGGTAATCTATTAGGTTCTAAAAAGGAAATAGAGAATGATTATCTAGGAAATGACCCATTCTTTAAAAATAATTATAGAGTTGGACTAAGAAATACTCTGCAGAAACATTAGGATTTTACTTATAGGATTTAATTATTTAAAACTTTTACTTATATTTGCATCATAATATATTGTACACATGTCAGAAAATGTAACTTTACCTCCTCAACAACTTCCGTTTTCAAGGAAAAATAAGACTTGGAGAAAGAAACACTTAGATTGGGCAAATAATAAGACTTTCTTTAATTATAGTCTTGTTAGAAAATCAGTTATTCATAAGAAGATAAATTATGACTTAATAGCTGGTAAGTTACACATGTCTGATTTACAGATTGTTTTAAATCCAGATAATCTAAAAGCTAGTTTTGTTCCAGATAGAATACAACACTATTCAATTTTAAATAGTAAATTAAATGTTTTACGAGGTGAAGAGTCTAAGAGGATATTTGATTATAAAGTTGTAATTACTAATCCTACAGCTATTTCAGAAATAGAAACAGCAAAGAAAGAAGAAATTTTTCAAAGACTTCAATCATTAGTAAGTTCAGAGTTATCTGAGGAAGAATATGCTGCTGAAATTGAGAAAGTAAATCAGTATTATAATTATGAATGGCAAGATATTAGAGAAATTCGAGCCAATGCTCTTTTAAATCATTATGTTAAAGAATATAATATCCCTTTTATTTTCAATCAGGGATTTATGGATGGAATGATTGTAGGAGAAGAAATATATCAATGTGATATTCGTGGTGGAGAACCTATTATTGAAAGACTTAATCCTCTTAAGGTTAGAATTTTTAAATCTGGTTATTCAAATAAAGTAGAAGATGCAGATATGATTATCCTTGAAGATTATTGGTCTCCAGGTAAAATCATAGATTCATATTATGATGTATTATCTAAAAAAGATATTGATTATATAGAGAATATTCCAGAAAATACTGGAAATTCGGCGAGTGATTCAATGGATAATATTGATGATAGAAGAGGATTCATAAATAATTATATGATTGGAGAAGAAATGGATAATAATGGATTTTATTTTGATCCATTAAATCTTTTTTCAGATGGAGCTTCTAATTCTCTTCTTCCTTATGATCTTGCAGGTAATCTTAGAGTAATGAGAGTTTATTGGAAATCTCGCAGAAGAATTAAGAAAATTAAATCTTATGACCCCCAAACAGGAGAAGAGGTATATAACTTTTATCCTGAAACATATACAACTAATAAAGATTTAGGTGAAGAAGAACAAATATTTTATATAAATGAAGCTTGGGAAGGAACTAAAGTAGGAGAATTATATATTAATATGAAACCTCGTGCTGTACAATATAATAGACTATCAAATCCATCAAGATGTCATTTTGGTATTGTAGGTTCTATCTATAATCTTAATGATGATAGACCTTTCTCCTTGGTTGATATGATGAAGCCATATGCGTATTTATATGATATTATTCACGATAGACTAAATAAAGCAATTGCTTCCAATTGGGGAAATATAATGGAGTTAGATTTAGCTCAAGTACCTAAAGGATGGGAAATTGATAAATGGTTATATTACGCCAAGGTAAATAAACTTGCTGTAAAAGATAGTTTTAAAGAAGGAAATATTGGAGCTTCTACTGGCAAACTTGCTGGATCTGTTACTAATAATAACCGAGGAATCCTCACATCATCTGATGGAAATTATATTCAACAACAAATTAATTTATTAGAATTTATTAAACTGGAAATGTCAGAAGTTGCTGGTATTTCTAAACAACGAGAAGGTCAAATTTCTAATAGAGAAACTGTAGGTGGTGTTGAAAGAGCTACTTTACAATCATCTTATATTACTGAATGGTTATTTGTAATACATGATGACGTTAAAAGAAGAGCTCTTGAATGTTTCCTTGAAACAGCTAAAATTGCATTAAAAGGTCGCAATAAGAAATTTCAATATATTCTATCAGATATGTCTAATAGGATTATGGATATTGATGGAGATAGTTTTGCAGAATGTGATTATGGACTTGTAGTAGAGAATTCTAATGGTACTCAAGAGCTTAATCAGAAAATTGATGTGTTGGCTCAAGCTGCTCTTCAAAATCAAACTCTCTCATTTTCAACAATAATGAAATTGTATGGAACAACATCAATGGCTGAAAAACAAAGAATGATTGAGAAAGATGAGATAAATATTCAAGAGAGAAATGCCCAAGCTCAACAACAACAACAGGAAGCAATTGAACGAATTGAACAAATGAAACTTCAACAATCTGCTAATGAATTGCAACAAAGAGAGCAGTCTAATATTAGAGATAATGAAACAAAAATTCTTATAGCAGCAATGAATGGAAGTGCAACATCTGAAGATGGTGTTAATGAAGTATCTTCTGAAAAGAAAGATGAACTTCTTGAAAAGATGCGACAATTTGATGCAAAACTCAAATTAGATAAAGAAAAACTTCAACTTGAAAAAGAGAAACATAAAGATGAAGTTCAGTTAAAGAATAGAGCTCTTAATAAAAAACCTTCTAGTTCGATATAAAATGAGTTTAGGTATATATAATAAAGATTTGTATGGTCGACAAGGGGATAGAATGTTGCCCTTAACATTTACATTTACTGATGGAAATGGAGAAAAGATAGATATAAGCAACTATAAATTTTTTATAGAAATTCAATATAAAAGTGATAAAATAACAACTTATTATTTAAAGGGGCCTCTTTCACAAGATCAAAATGGAATAACATTTGATCCTTCATCTTTATATGAAGGTGTAAAATATAATGCTATTATTTGGGATACAGGATTGGCTATTACCTTAGAACCAAAACAATATAATTATGCAGTAAAATTCATTACTGGAGAAAATCATCCTACAACAATTATAGAAGGAAAATTAATTATAGATAAACAATTAGTAACACCTGTTTAATATGTCGGAAATAAGAAATGTTGTAACAACGTTATCTGTTGACAGAGTAATAGAAGTAGAGAAAGAAGATAAATCTATCTCTATTAATTTTACTTTAGGTGGACCAATTTGTCATATTGTAGTAGATAATACTGGTAAAGATGGTAGGAATGCAACTTTTGAAGATCTAACTCAATCGCAAAAAGATGAACTTCTTGGGGGAATAAAGTCAGATATTTTAGATTTAGGTTTAAGAATTTCTATATTAGAAGAAGAAATTGAAAATATAGGTACAGGTGGTACAGGAACAAGTATTCACAATAATCTCACAGGAATACAAGGAGGATTAGCAGGTAGTCGTTGGCACTTAACACAAGCACAACACATTATTGCTACACAAACAGCAACAGCATTACGAGATGGATATTTAACAAAAGAATATTGGTCTTATTTAGATAAACTTAAAACTTATTTGAAGTTTACAGAAGATTATACTGCATTATATAGCACTATTCAATTTTATTCTGAGAGTGGTGTTTCTGCATTTGGACTTGGTGATGTAGGAAGTGGAAGTGGTGGTGGGGTTGATGTTCTTATTAACTGGGAAGACTATAGTGAGGAAAAAGAACTATGGGCACTTTCAGCAAAATTAGGTAAATCCCTCCTAG